CCCTAGGGTCAGGATCAACCTTTGCTTTAAATTTTGCAACTGCGACTACATTTACTGCTACAGCTAATGCTAATGCAACATTTAACTTTAGCAATGCCGTTCAAGGACAGGTTGTAGATTTAATTGTAAGTGGGGTATACACACTAGAGTTTGCAGAAACAGGAAGCACATTTAACAGAGTGGGCTCAGTGGAATATGATTCTACTACAAATAATATAATTCAAATTATTTGCACGGATGATGCTCCCGGCGCAAAAGTGTATCATTATTCAGTAGCAACATTCCAAAGCGACACAACACCAGGATAACATGAAAGCAAAACTAATAGACGGGAATATTATCACCTACAAGCAAGTACCCAATACATATACCAAATCAAATGGTAGTGTGGTACTTAACTTTAGTAAATCTGATAGAGCAGAGCTAGAGGCCGAAGGGTTTTACGATTTAGTAAAGCCTGGTTATAATCAACTTACACAAGATAGAGGAGGATTGCAGTGGGATGAAGAAAATAAGATATTTACTTTTCCTATCACCGACAAAGATTTTGACGCTACCTATGATGAGCTTGACGAGGACGGAAAGCCTACTGGCAACAAGTTGCCCGTATATGATGTGGATGTTTTAAAGGCTACTACAATAAAAGGGTTAAAAGGTACAGCAGGGGTTTTTTTGCAACCAACAGATTGGGAGGTTATAAGAAAAGCTGAGCGAGGAACAGAAATAAGCACAGCTACTGCAACAGAGCGAGCTAAAATATTAACCGAGTGTGATAGAAAAGAAGCTGAAGTATCTGCTTTAACAACTTATGCCGAAGTGTTACAATATAATAAAACTTTCTTTCCACTCTCTGACCCAGAATAAATATGAGTTTTAACGGACAATTACTTGCAACAGGAGGAGTAGCCGAATGCTTGACAGACTCAGTACAAGTATTTGGCGCTGACGGAACATATAGCAGTAATAAATTACTTTATCAATTTGAAAATAATGTTACTAACACCGTAGGCTTACCATCAGCAACAAATTCTGGCGCTACCTTTTCTTCTTCTACTGTTAAATTAGGCTCTTATTCTGCTGAATTTGCTGGCACAACTCAGCATATACAAACAAATTACAGCGAAAACGATACATCTTTGACTCATTCATTTTGGATGTATCAACAATCAATTTCAGGCAGTTATAATGGTATATTAGGAAACTATTGGAATGGCGGAAGCGGAGTATACGGATATTACCTTTGGTCTAATAATGGCACAGCTCTTAAATGGAGGGTACATACAAGCAATTCAGCTTCAGTTGAAGTAACAGGAACAATATCTCTTAATGCTTGGCATCATGTTGTTATTACTTGGTCTGATACAGTCGGTGCTGCTATTTATATAGATGGCGTTTTAGCACAATTTACCGCATCAAGTTTATCAAGACAACAAAATAGTCAAGAAATTGCTTTAGGCAATATTGACGCAAGAGCAACTAGTAGTGCTGGGTATGACGGTTTTCTTGACCAGTATAGATATTATAATAGAGCAGTCTCAGCATCCGAGGCACAAACGCTTTATGCCGAAACAAACGCTACCACCTCAAACACAAACCTTTTTAACGAAGGTGCAGGCATAGCTTTATACACTATGGACTACGATGCATCTGATGCGGGAGGATTATACAATGGCACACCTTCAAATGTTGTGTTCGGAGTAGGGGGGCAAATAAATACAGCTGCATTGTTAAATGGTAGTGCAGTAGCGGCTGATATTTCTTTAGGAAGCTCTTTTATATCTGCTTTCGATGTGCCTAATAAGAGTTTTTCGCTTTGGTTTAATTGGGATGGCTCAAATCCAGGTTCAAATGGATATGGTATGCCATTTTTTATGAATGGAAGTGGTATATCCAACGGAAGAATTGGAGTACAAATAACTAATTCAAATGGCACACTTACAGCTTTTTCGGGTACTTCTGCAAGTGCCCCAACCACAACTATATCCGCGAATACATGGTATCATTTTGCTTTAGTTGTATCTGGTAGTAATTATGAGGCTTTTGTGAATGGTAACTCTATTGGAAGCACTACAACTGACACCTACGTTGATTCGGGCACTGATAACGCTACTATAGGGTCGTGGTTTAATTCAAATTACTATTTCACCGGGGATGTAGACCAAGTAAGATTTTTCTCTAAAGCGTTAAATCAATCAGAAATAAATACCCTTGCCAACGAAACTGCTTGTAATTACACCTGTACAACTGATACTGTAAACTATCCTGGCACTACAAACCTTGCATACTACAAATTAGATAACTCCGCTGATGACGAGACTGGAGTTTATGATGGGGCTTCTACGGATGTCCTCTATGCATTCGGACGATTTAATCAAGCTGCGGTATTTAATGGGAGTAGTAGTAAAATAGTTTTACCATCCATAGATTGGACAACAATTACAATATCTTTTTGGATAAATGCAAGAAGTGATTCGGAAGGTGGGAATAGAAACAATGTTGCAAGTGATGGAACTATTAACAGAAACTGCATATTTATAAATAAAGACTATATTGGAGATGGTAGAGTTCCTGAAAACAGTATTAGTTATTTTGATAATAGCTACGCAAATTCTGTTTCTGCTACTTGGGAGGATGACACTTGGATTCACATAGCAGTTACGCTTAGTGGTCAGGATATGGCTATTTACAAAAATGGGATTTTGGCTGATTCTGCAACAATTTCAGGCAGACCAACGGGGAATAAAACATATAATTGGGGTAAAAATGGAACTTCTTTTTTTACGGGGAATTTAGACCAAATAAGACTATTTGCATCTGTACTTTCAGCAGATAAAATAACCGAGCTTTACAACGAAAAGCCTTGTGCTGATACATCTAACTTTAAAGCTACATTGTATGATGGGAATAGTAATTCAGCAGGACAGTATGTCTCTAATGTAGGATTTCAACCTGACCTAACTTGGATAAAATATACGAATGCTAATATAAGACATTTGATTACCGATTCAATTACTGGGCCAAGTGTATATGAAGGTGCAGGAATTACAACTCATAGTAACGAAACCTTTGTTTCTAATACTTACGGAGAGTTTACATCTTTTGACGCAAACGGTTTTATTGTTCGATTTTGGAGTGGAAGTCAGTATTTTAATACCTCTGGTTATGACTATGTAGCGTGGAATTGGAAAGGCGGAGGAGCTGCGGTTTTAAATCAAAACGGAGGTACAAATAGTCAAGTTAGTGCTAATACTGCCGCAGGGTTTAGTATTGTGAACTGGAGTGGGGATAATAGTACTACAACAATAGGACACGGATTAAATTCTCCCCCTGAAGTAGTTATAAGAAAAAATTTAGGCACCAGTGACTGGGCTTTTGATACAACAGCAATTGATGGTAGTTTTGATTATTTATTTTTAAACACTACTGCTCAAAAAGCAGACCACACTTCACTATCAGCCCCAACTTCTACTGTATTTTCAACAAGTGGAACTGCATTTAATTCATCATCTATGATTGCCTACTGTTGGCATTCAGTTGCAGGATATAGTAAGATAGGGAGCTATCCAGGGAATGGTACAACTTCTAATACTGTATCTGCCCCGTCATTTGAGCCATCATTTGTAATGATAAAAAGAACAGATAGCACATCTAACTGGAGGATATATGATAATGCAAGGGGTACAAATGTAGAGTTATATGCAAATTCATCTTCACAAGATGTTTCCGCTACAGGATATATAAATTTTAACTCTAACGGATTTGAAATTACTACAACAGGTGCTTGGCTGAATGCAAATGGCGGAACTTACCTTTATATGGCTTTTAAATAAAATAAATTATGGACGTAATAATATTAATTATAGTACTAGTAAGTGTATTAATAGTGCTAAACGTAGTAGTTGCTATTATGCTTGCAAAAAAAGGATTTACTAAAGATGAGAATAATAACATGATTCCGGACATCTTAGAGGATAAATTTTCGGAGATGAGGGCAGATGTATCCAAAAGAGTAGATCGTGTAGGAGAAGAGCTTAAAGACGTTTCTAAGGCCATAAAAAACGTCGGCAAGCAAATCACTCATGTACCACAAGCTATGTCAGGTAAAAAAAGATCAGGATCAAAAGGGGCTATGAGCTTAAAAAATAGCGGCACTAAAGGATTTAAAAAATAAAATATGTACGTTTGTAACACATCAGCAGGAAATCTTAATGTAAATTATATTTATGTTCAACCTAAAAACAGAAAGTTTGACTGACTTAAAGATTTATGCTTTAAATTTGGCAGCTGTAGCTACATCAATGACAAATATAGATGTCGCACTAAAAATCATTGCTACACTTGTAGCGATTGGGTATACTGTGCATAAGTGGTACATAATGTATGGAAAGAATAAGTGAACATGTCTCGTACCGTGAGGGAGTTAAATCAAATACTGCCACTAGGCTAAATATAAAAAATACTCCTGATTCATATGCACTTAGTAATATGACTGGATTATCAATACATTTATTTGAACCGTTAAGACGGTGGGTTGGGGGACCAATTAAAATTAATTCATTTTATCGATCCGAAGATTTAAACAAAGCTATTGGCGGAAGTTCACGCAGCCAGCATTGTCAAGGTCGCGCGATTGATATAGACGACACCTTTGGTCATAAGACAAATGCTGAGATGTTTTATTACATAAAAGAGAAACTTAACTTTGATCAAATAATTTGGGAGTTTGGAGATGATAAAAACCCTGACTGGGTACATGTAAGTTATATTTCTACTAACGAAAATAGAGGCCGAGCATTAAAAGCTTACAGAGTAAAAGGTAAAACTAAATACAAAAACTATGGCTAAACCAAAAAAAAAATTTGGGCAAACCACCGTGGGCCGTATACTAAAAGCATCTGTTGGTCTGATTAACCCAACCCTAGGAAAATTAATTCAGGGGGATATGTCAATTGAGCAAGTTGTGTCATCAATAAAAAACTCTGACGCTCCAGCTGAAGATAAGATACGAGCTCAAGAGATGGTCCTCGAAGCATACGAGGCAGAGGTAGCGGATCGCGCTTCGGCTAGGCAAAGAGAAATGGCGGCATTAGCATCAGGGTCTAATGATATATTATTTAAGACAGTAGGCTGGGGGATTACCTTATGTTTTATAGGCGTTATAGCTGGAGCTATAGGATTGTGGGAAGTACCGAAAGAATCTCAAAGATTATTTGACATGGGATTCGGTGCTGTAGTAGCAGCATTTACTCAGGTAATTGGATATTACTTTGGATCGTCCGCAGGAAGTAAACAAAAAACAGATTTAATAAATAACAATGGCCCAAACACTCAACCTTAGTAGTTATCAAATAAAAGCAAAAATAAAGCGGCCAGGTGTCCACTCAAAAACTAAATCTTCCGCACTAAAATCTTCTAAGAATTATCGCAAACTTTACCGGGGACAAGGGCATTAAAATATTTGTATCTTTATATTTTAATTAAATCTAATCAAATGGATATAAGGAAAATATCTGTGGGACCTGATTATAAGTCAGGAGCGATGCATTACTTGGTTGGGCAAGAGGTCTTAAATGGAAGTTATTTCATACATCTTATACAGTATGACTTCAACACGGATTCTGTAAAAATATGGATCCAAAGAAAAGATGAAATTGTTTTGTGGAAAGAATTTACCTCCCCTATGCCTCTATCTATTGAATACAACATTAATTTTTAATGCAGTCACCTTTTTATTTTATTGTTAAGCCTCTGAAAGGAAAAAGGTATAACAACACAAAATCAATCAGTGGAGTTGAATTTATTACAAGTTCTTCAGAAGAAGATTATACCGTAGCAAACCGAGAGGGTATTGTTACAGAAACACCATTAAACTACACGGGACCGATTGAGATAGGTGATATACTTTTAGTACACCACAATGTTTTTAAATATTATAACGACATGAAGGGTCGTCAGAAAAGCGGTAAGAGTTATTTTAAAGATGATTTATATTTTATTGATAACGACCAGTTCTACATGTATAAGCAAGATGGTAAGTGGCACAGTCACGACAGGTATTGTTTTGTTAAGGCAGTTAAAAAGCAAGATTCATTTATGTTCAAGCGTGGCAATGAGGAGCCGCTTATGGGAGAGATGGTATATCCAAACAAGTACTTACTTTCACAAGGTGTTAATGCGGGATCGACAGTCAGTTTTCAACCCGACAGCGAATACAAGTTTGTGGTAGACGGAAACGAATTATACAGAATGTTTGACCACCAAATTACTATCAAATTATGACTAATATAATTATAGACAACTTTTTAGATAATCCTAATCAATATGTGATAGAAGCTTTAGAGAAAGATTTTTATGACGTTAGTTATGGAGATATTACTTTTAAAGGCATTCAAAAAAGAGACATAGACGAGTTTCAATATAAAATTGAAGGAGCGTATCCCGAATATGAAGTTACTTTTAATTTTATTAGACAATCACCACTTAATCAAGAAGAACCAAACTACATCCATACAGACGAAATGATGGGCGATAAAACGGTATTGTTATATTTAAATAAACAGCATCCCGTTGAGGATGGTACTACATTGTATAAATACAATAAAATACGTGATGATTATTTGCCTTTATCCACTTTTTATTCAGAATATAATCGTGCTGTAGTATTTGATTCTTTAATACCCCATTCCAGAAACATATATGAAAACTTTGGTGAGGGAGAATATTCTAGATTAGTTCAAGTAATATTTTTAAAACGAAAGATATGAGTTCAGAACAATTAAAATTACAAATTATTGAAGCTGGGCGAAAAGCAGTTGAACAGCTCATTAAGGTGGCCAAAGAAGATATAATAAAACCAGAACCAGAGGATGAGTTAGCGGCGGATAGATTGAAAAACGCAGCGGCCACGAAAAAACTTGCAATATTTGATGCTTTTGATATACTGAATAAAATAGATGTTGAGAAAGAAAATATAACTATTAATCAAACTAATGGGAACAAGATCCAAACTAAACAAGGGTTTGCCGAGCGACGATCAAAATAGATTGTTTTATGTGGTAAGAAATCTTGTTACTAATTCTGTGCTTTTAAATAAAAATAAAGCAAAGACTTGGGTTTACGGCTATAATGAAAAGTATGATATGGTTGTCATTACTAAGTCAGGTCAGATTGGACAAATAGTTAATATTAATGGATTAAACATTGCCCTTCCTAAAGAGCCTAATAAAGTTGAGAAAAGATCTGACACTAAAAACAAACAGTATTGGGAAAGAAAAGAATTACCTAAAGAACTCAATCGAATTCCTTCTATATTTCAGTGGAATGAGATGGCAAGTGTCTTTAAAAACAGATGGGTTGATTATATTGAACAAGAGTTTGACCGTAGAGATGACGGACATTGGTTTTATAACAATGGTAAAATTACATACATCACTGGTTCTCACTACATGTACCTTCAGTGGACTAGCATTGACGTTGGCTATCCAGACTTTAGAGAAGCAAATAGAATATTTTTTATTTTTTGGGAGGCTTGTAAAGCCGACAAACGTTCTTTTGGATTAGTATATCTTAAGATTAGAAGATCTGGATTTTCTTTTATGGGATCATCAGAGTGCGTTAACACTGGAACTCTTGTAAAAGATTCAAGGGTTGGCATACTGTCAAAGACAGGATCAGATGCAAAAAAAATGTTTACTGATAAAGTTGTTCCTATTGCCAATAGACTACCATTCTTTTTTAAACCAATCCAAGATGGAATGGATAAGCCTAAAACAGAATTAGCTTTTAGAATACCAGCATCCAAGATTACTAAAAAGAATATGTATGATGCAGTAGATGACGAATTGTATGGTTTAGATACCACCATTGACTGGAAAAATACAGACGAAAACTCTTATGATGGGGAGAAATTACTTTTGCTTGTACATGACGAAAGTGGAAAATGGGTAAAGCCTAATAATATACTAAACAATTGGAGGGTAACAAAAACATGCTTGCGACTAGGGAGTAAAATTATTGGCAAATGCATGATGGGGTCAACCTCGAATGCTCTTAGTAAAGGAGGCGATAACTTTAAAAAACTATTTGAAGATTCAAGCACTGAAACTAGGAATAGTAATGGTCAAACTAAAAGCGGCATGTATTCTTTGTTTATTCCAATGGAGTGGAACATGGAAGGGTTTATAGATAAGCACGGAATGCCTGTGTTTTACAAGCCCGAAAATAAAGTTTTGGGAGTAGATGATGAGTTTATTAATAATGGCGCAATTGATTATTGGCAAGCAGAAGTAGATTCATTAAAAAACGATGCCGATGCGTTAAATGAATTTTACAGACAATTTCCAAGGACTGAGTCACATGCTTTTAGGGATGAGAGTAAAACATCATTATTTAACCTAACCAAGATATACCAACAAATTGATTACAACGATTCTTTAATCATACAACAGCATGTTACAAGAGGTAGATTTTATTGGGAAAATGGAGTTAAAGATTCTAGAGTAATATTTTCTCCTGACCCTAAAGGAAGATTTAAGGTTTCTTGGATGCCCAACAAAAACATCACCAATAAAAAATATAAGAAGCATGGTCATTATTTTCCTTTGAATGAACACATTGGCGCATTTGGATGTGACTCATATGATATTTCAGGAACTGTAGTAGGAAGAGGATCTAATGGTGCGCTGCATGGATTGACTAAGTTTAACATGGAAGAGGCTCCTAGTAACGAGTTTTTCTTAGAATATGTAGCTAGGCCACAGACCGCAGAAATATTTTTTGAGGAAGTTTTAATGGCATGTGTGTTTTATAGTATGCCTATACTAATAGAGAACAATAAACCTAGATTACTTTATCATTTTAAAAACAGAGGGTATCGTGGGTTTTCTATGAATCGACCTGATAAACATTTCAATAAATTATCTAAAACGGAAAAAGAGTTAGGAGGTATACCAAATACTTCAGAAGATGTGAAGCAATCACACGGATCTGCAATAGAGTCTTATATAGAGAAGCACATTGGTTTGGATTTGTCCGGAGCTTATCGAGATCCTTCTGAAATGGGTAGTATGTATTTTACTAGAACTTTAGATGAGTGGGCAAGGTTTGATATTAGCAATAGGACTAAGTTTGATGCTAGTATCAGCTCAGGTTTAGCAATAATGGCGAACCAGAAAAACCTATATTTACCAGAACAAAAACAAAACAAAATAAATCTTAACTTTGCTAGATATTCCAATAATGGAAATTACAGTGAATTAATCAAATAGATGGAAGACGTAAAAATTAATATTTCATCTGTAGGTTTTCCAAGTCAGTTTGTATCAGACTCAGAAAAAGCAACCAAAGAATTTGGTTTACAGATAGGACAAGCGATACAATACGAATGGTTTCGAAAAGATTCAAATGGCTGTAGATACTATAGTCAGTGGAGAGACTTTAATAGATTAAGACTTTACGCTAGAGGAGAACAGTCAATAGCTAAGTATAAAAACGAATTAGCGGTTGATGGTGACTTGTCTTATCTTAATCTCGATTGGACCCCTGTTCCTATTCTACCAAAATTTGTTGATGTTGTAGTAAATGGAATGCAGGATCGATTATTTAAAGTTAAAGCGTATGCTCAAGACGCATTGTCACAAGCAAAAAGAAGTAAGTATCAAAATATGATAGAAGGCCAAATGGCTGCCAAAGAACCATTACAGGTTTTGCAAGCTAACACTGGGTTCAATCCTTTTACTATGGATCCAGATGAATTGCCGGGGTCTGACGAAGAGCTGTCTTTGTATATGAATTTAAATTATAAGCCTGCTATAGAGATAGCGGAAGAAGAGGCAATTGATACAATGTTTGCTGAAAATCATTACGAAGATGCTAGAAAAAGAATAGATTACGATCAAATGGTTATCGGTATCGGTATTGCAAAGCATGAGTTTTTACAAGGCGCAGGCGTAAAAGTTTCTTATGTAGATCCCGCTAACGTTGTTTATAGTTATACGGAAGATCCATTTTTTAAAGATTGTTTTTATTGGGGAGAAATTAAAACAGTATCAATAACGGAATTAAATAAAATTGATACTAGCCTAACAACTGAAGACTTAGAGCAAATATCGCAATATAGCCAAAGCTGGTATGACTATTTTAATACTGCACAGTACTATGAGAATGATATATTCTATAGAGATACTTGTACCCTTCTTTACTTTAACTATAAGACCACAAAAAAAATGGTCTATAAGAAAAAGATAAATGAAAGCGGAGCTACCCGTATGATCGAAAAGGATGATACCTTTAATCCCCCTGAAGAAATGCTTGAGGAGGGAAATTTTGAAAAGATAGAAAAAACAATTGATGTTTGGTATGATGGTGTTATGGTCATGGGGACTAATATTATTTTAAAATGGGAGTTGGCAAAGAATATGGTGCGTCCCAAGTCTTCATCTCAACATGCAATGCCAAATTATGTAGCTGCTGCACCTCGTATGTATAAAGGTGTTATTGAGTCACTCGTAAGAAGAATGATTCCTTTTGCTGACCTAATACAAATGACACATTTGAAACTACAGCAAGTTATTGCAAGAGTAGTACCTGATGGTGTGTATATCGATGCGGATGGTTTAAATGAAGTTGACCTTGGTACTGGTGCGGCATATAATCCTGAAGATGCATTAAGATTATATTTTCAAACTGGTAGCGTGATTGGTAGAAGCTATACCCAAGAAGGTGAATACAATCAAGGTAGAGTCCCTATAAAAGAGTTAACTAGTAACTCTGGAGCTTCAAAGACACAAATGTTGATAGCTAATTACAACCATTATCTAGACATGATAAGATCCGTGACAGGACTAAATGAGGCTAGAGATGGGTCAACTCCTAACTCAGACGCTTTGGTAGGTGTTCAAAAATTAGCAGCACTTAGTTCAAATACAGCTACCCGTCATATATTAGACGGAAGTCTTTACATATATCGTACTTTGGCGGAAGCCTTAACGTATAGGGTGGCTGATATTTTAGAGTATTCTGACTTCAAAGAGGACTTTATAAATAAGATAGGAAAATACAATGTCAGTATTTTAGGTGACATATCCGAGCTGTATATTTATGACTTTGGAGTATTTATAGAATTATCACCAGATGAAGAGCAAAAGGCAATGCTTGAGCAAAACATTCAAATGGCTTTATCAAAAGGTGACATTAACTTGGAGGATGCTATAGATATAAGAGAGATAAAAAATCTTAAGTTAGCAAATCAATTACTTAAAGTTAAACGTAAATCAAAACAGGAGCAGGACGAACAAAGAGAAATGCAGAAGCAAGCAATGATATCACAGCAGCAACTTAAATCACAAGAGTTAGCTGCACAAGTTGCGATCCAAAAAATAGACCTTGAAACCCAAGGAAAGTTAAAATATAAGCAAGGCGAGATGCAACTAGAAATTGAGCGTAATAAAGTTGAAGCACAGCTTAAAAGTCAATTAATGGAGCAAGAGTTTAATTATAACTTGCAACTACGTAACATGGACGGTATGGCATTGTCAAATCGCGAACAAACAAGAGAAGATGCCAAAAGTCAAAGAATAAGTCAGCAAAACACTGAGCAGTCCAAGTTAATAAACCAAAGAAAAAATAATCTTCCTCCTTTAAATTTTGAATCAAATGAAGATAGTTTGGATGGTTTTGACCTAGCTGAGTTTGAGCCTAGATAATGTTAAAAGTGTATATAAATATTATATAACTTTGTAATTAATAAAATCAAATCTAAATCTAATGGAAATTAAAGTAAGAGAATTAACTGATGTTGAAGAAAAGTCAGTACAAGAAGTAGAGCAAGAATTGCTTAACAAGCATGAAGCTCAACAAGAATTAAAGTTTGAAGAGGACGCAGAGGCCAAATCAAACGCAGAGGTGAAAAGTGATTCAGCAGAAAAAGTTGAAGAGCAAGTAGAAGATCAAGAGACAAATAACGTCGACTCACCTTCCGAAGAAAATAAAGAATCTAAGGAGTTATCCGAAGAAGAAGTTCTTTCATATATTGGAAATAGATACGGTAAGGAAATCAATTCTATCGACGAATTGGTTACCGCAAGAGAAGAGGCACCAGAAATGCCTGAAGATGTTGCGGCTTACTTTAAGTATAAAAAAGAAACAGGAAGAAGCATTGAAGAATTTGTAAAGTTACAAAGAGATTATTCTGATGTTAATCCTGATACTTTGGTAAGAGAATATTTGACAATTACTGAAGAAGGTTTAGATCCTGAAGACATAGATTCCTTGATGGAAGATTATGAATACGATGAGGATATAGATGATGATTCAGCAATTAAGAAAATTAAATTATCAAAGAAAAAAATTACTGCTAAAGCTAAAAAGTTTTTTAAGGAACAGCAAGAACAATACAAGTTGCCCCTTGAGTCAAGGGAAAACCAGTTCACTGATACTGAAGAATATAATGCTTATAAGCAGTATGTGAATACGGCTCAAAGTCAACAGGAAGAGGCTAAACGCAAAAGCGAATGGTTTGTCAAAAAAAGTGACGAAATATTCAACAATGAATTTAAAGGTTTTAAGTTCAATTTAGATCAAAGCGAATTATTCTTTACACCTGGTAATGCTTCTGAATTAAAAAAAGCTCAAGAAACACCAATGAATTTTGTAAATAAATTTGTTGACGATCAAGGTCTTTTACAAGATGCAGAAGGATACCACCGCTCTTTAGCTATTGCAATGAATCCCGAAAAGTTTGCTCAGTTTTTTTATGAGCAAGGTAAATCAAGTGCAACAGAAAATGTAATGCGTAAGACTAAAAATATTGATATGTCTGAGCGTTCAACTCCTGAAGCAGTTGCTAAATCTGGGTTTCAAGTTAAATCAGTATCATCGCCTTCAAGCAATGGACTGAGAATTAAAAGTGTAAAAAGAACTTAATATTAATTAAAAATTTATTATCATGGCAGGACAAGTCAAAAGTACTCCTACTTTTGCGCTAACGCCAAGTTCAGAGAGAACTCCGACAGCGCAAAATTATCTAACCAATGCAGATTTCGATTGGTTAAATCAATATTTACCTGACACTTACGAAAAAGAATTCGAGCGTTACGGTAACAGAACTATCTCATCTTTCCTACGTATGGTGGGTGCTGAGATGCCTACTAACTCTGACTTAATCAAATGGGCAGAGCAAGGTAGACTACACACTAAATACACTAATGTTGGATCAGCAGGAGCTGGTGCGGCAGACCAAGTTGTATTTCAAGTTAATGATGTATTAGACCCTACAGCTGCAGAGCAAGTTATTAGAGTTGGACAGACAGTAGTTATTGTGCAAAACGATGGCTCAGGATCAAACAAAGCTGTAGTTAGTGCGGTTAATAATGCTGGTGGTGGAAGAGGACAGTTTACAGCTGACTTTTACGAAGCCGGTGGTTTAACAACTGCAGGTACAGGTGTTGGTAATGCTGACGTTACTGTATTTATCTATGGGTCAGAATTCAAGAAAGGTACTGCTGGAATGGCTGGATCTCTTGAATCAAATGATTTCATCTTTGACAACAAGCCTATTATCATCAAAGATACTTACAATGTATCTGGATCTGATATGGCACAAATCGGATGGATTGAGATCACTACCGAAGACGGTGGAACAGGATACCTATGGTATTTAAAATCTGAGCATGAAACAAGACTTAGATTTGACGATTATCTAGAAACAGCAAT